GATCAGATCCATCAGGCGAGAAACGTCATCCGTAGCATCAATCGTGGGAACCGCGGAGTTCTCGGCAAAGCCCGTCCGCCCCACCGCGCTATAGGCGGCAACGATCTGTTCTACCCGCCTCTCCCACTCTTCCACGATAGCGATGTTGATCTCTTCAATTTCCCGGACGTGGGCGAGCCTGACCCGTATCGGCCTGATCGTGCGCGCCCTTCCGCGTCTCCGGCCCGCCCCGCGCTGCTGGATCATTCGGGCAAGATTATACGGCATCGGGCTACTCGGTCCCTATAGGACCGCTGCCTTGCGCTCCTTCATTGCCGCCCGGGTTCGGGGGCGTCCGGTTCCCAATTGCGTCATCCTCAGACGCGTCCAAGTCATCTGCGCCCAGATTGACAGTCCACCAATTGCCCTTCTCGCCGAGCGCTTCTTTAAGCCCAGGCCACCGCTCGCTCAAAACCATGCGGTTTACCTGCGCGCGGGCGAGCGCGTCTTCCGGTATCAGTCCGGTATTGACCAGCTTCTCGAAGGTCGCCGCTTCCTTGGCCTCGACTTCGGCGGCATCCTTCGGCTGAGGATAGTGAAGGTCCGCGAAGTTATAGGTAATCGGACTTTTCGGGGTTCTGCCAAGAGCGGAAGGCACCAGCACCTTTAGCAGCTTGTCGAGCGCGGGACGAAGGCGATCCTCTTGCACGTCCTGAACTACATTGTCGTAATTCTCCCGGTCGCTTTCCCCGGTTGCATTCATCCCGTCCGGCGATTGCCCTAGCAGCCGCGTCGCGGGAATGTCGCTCGCTGCTGCGACAAGTGAAACATAGACCCGGATGACTTCCGGCATCCCGGCAAAGCTGATTTGTCGCTGCTCCCACGTCTCTTTTGCATCCCGGATTACGGCGCGGTGGATCGACTTGGACTGCTGCGCGATTTCCAGCCGCCGGGCAACGCGCCTCTCGGCGTCCGGATCGCCCATCATGCTCATAAGGTCCGGAATGCCGAACACGTCAACTTTGGCCTCGGCGATCAGGCCGGCAATTTCGTCCTGCGCTTCCATCGAGTTCATTACCGCGTCGTTTACCGAATGGACAACGCTTTCCCCCCAGAAAGGGTCCGCCCCGGTAAGCGATGCGGCCGTGCTTGTCATAAAGCCAGAGAATTCGCCCTTGAAGATCAGCAGGCGGTCGCGGTGGATGGTGATTTCCCCGGAACGCCCCTCCCCCGCCTTGAGGATCAAGGCTGCGGGCTCTCCGAATTCCGCATCGTCCGGGTCTTGCACATAGCCCGCAATCCGGAACTGGTGACGGCTGTAGGGACGCAGGTATTGCAGCGACCGCGCGCCCAGACTGGCATAGTTGACAGGCTCCGAAGGGTCACGCCCGTCTTTGATCCCCATGATAACAACACCACCGCCCAGCCGCCCGTAGATCAGGGCTTCCCGCATGACTCGGCGAACCCGCAGGCGTCGCTCTTCCGCCTGGATAGCGTCCACGTCATTCCGCTCGGCTTCGTATTCGATCCAGTTGCGAACGGCATCCTGCGCCGGGATGCGGACGACCTTGCGCATTAGCCATGAGGCGCGAAAGGCGGTCTCAATATCAAAGGCGGACTGCGCCCGCTCCTGCCACTGGCGGTGCATTTTGCGATCCGCCGTTGTCCCCTGCCCGGTTAGGACGTTCGCCAGACCGTCAACGATCCGCGTCATCATGCCCATTACGCCTTACCCTTCTTCGCTTCCCGCTGACGGCGGACGTATTCCGCGCGCCGGGCGCGCAATTCATCTCTGCCACATACATCAAGCCAGCGCCGGATACTACGGGAATGGGCGTGAAAATGCTCTTCAATCCCGCCCCAGCCGAGCTCGACAAAGGCTTCCGGAAAGCCTCTCGGCACCGGACGATACATTCCCCGCCTATTGAGCATTCGCAGATCGGCAGATTTCGACCGTAAATTGCTCGGCGGGGATCAAGCCGACAAGCCGGGTCCGGGATTCGATGCTGTCCCGGCGAATGTGCGTCGTTCCGCGCGGACCGTCCTCAGTCAGAGACGCAGCCAGCATGATTGTCTGGCAGTCCCCGCCAACAACCCAACCAACCGCGCTGACATGGTCCGGAACGGAAGGATGCTCGCCAAGTCCATTCGTGGCCGGGCGCGTCCGAGTATAGGTGATGAGTTCGAGAACCGCCTTCATCGGAATGTCGCATTCGCTTCTCATCAGAGGTTCCCCAAACTGTAGCTGTCGCCCAGTAGAAGTTCTGTAGCAGCAAAGACCATTGCATCCAAGCGGTCCGGCGAGCCCTCCCCCTGATACCCATGAGGCTGAGGCATCATCGACGTCATCTGGCTCTCTAGTTCGTCAAATATACCGACATGCTTAATCCGGCGCTGGTTGGGCTCATAGAGTGCCGCTACGGGTTCGGCCCGCAAAGCCTTGCCCCGGCTGCTGCGCACCATCTTGACCGGGAGCGTCCGCTTGGCGCTTTGCAGAACGAACCGAACCATGTCTCCGCCATAATTGAGTTCGGCAACGACCCGTTCGGCCTTCCAGTCTTCCGCCGCCCTCACGACCCGAGCGCCCCACTCGGCGGGCGAAGCGTTGATGGTGGCGTCTTCCAGAACGTAACCTATCCCGTCACTCCCTAGACCCATAACGACAATCCCGATGTCATTGGACGTAGCACTATCGGTTTCGACCCCATTGCGGCTTCTGCCCTTCGATCCGGACGGGTCAACCCCTACCACCACCCGGACCAGCCGAACGCCTTCGGGGATAACGCCTATGCGGGCGTCATCCAACATCGCATCGTTCCAGAGCATCCCTTCGGCGTCGTTCGCCCACTCCCCCTTAAGGAAGCGAATACGCTTGGCCTTGCTCATCCCCTCAAGGACCCGGAAGTAACTGTCCGGCAGGTTCTCCCGGTTGTCGTGCGGGTTCATCAGCATCTCAACCCACTGGTCAGGCTCAAGCAGCGGCTCGCGCGTTCCCGGACGGCGTTTCAAGACGAACGCCTCATAGGACCAGTGGCGCTTACTCGGCGGGTTCATGTCGTATAGGTTGACGAGCGGCAATTCCTGCCCGCTCTTGGCATTCCCCTGCGCATCTATGAGCACCCTCTGAGCGAGGCGGCTATGCGCAATTTCCACGGAAGAATACGGAATCTGCGACGCCTCGGAGAAGAAGTTCGTCGCAAATTCCTGGCCCAGAATTTTCTCTACCCTCTCCTTGTCGTCCAAACCACCCAGCCAGATTTCGCTGTTGTTCGGGAGCTTTAGCACCCCTTCATGGGAAAAGCGGACACCGCCCATCTGCTCAACTACCGCCGGGAAGCATAGCCGCATCATCTTGGGGAATGTATCGACCCCGATGCTGTTTTTGGCGTGGTTGTAGTGAAACCGCCAGATAGCATGACGAGAACCCGGCGCGATAAGCGCGCGACGAGCAATCCGGCGGCATATGATGAAGGTCTTACCCGAGCGCGATCCCCCACGCAGCAGCGTGTGAAGGCGGTTTTCTCCCATCAGCACATTTGCCTGTATCTGCTTGGTGGTAGGTACAAACGATCCGACCGGGCTTACGTTATTCATGCGAGTTACTCGGTTCTATCAGATTGCCGGCAGCGTTTCGGTTTAAAATGCCTGCCCCCGGACGGTCTCAAGGCGCCTGCGCCGAGCGCTCCAGCCAGCATATCCCGCGCCAAGACGTCACCACGAAACATCCGCTATCAGTCGTCCCCCGGAATTGTCTGAATGGGGATAGGCCCAGTCTCGCCGTTGTCTCTCGGCAGGGTCCATCCGCCCCTCCGCTCCAGCCACCACCGCGTCATCGCAGGGTCCCGGCCAGAGACTGCAAGCTGATAGGCGGTCCCCGCGACTTTCGCGTTCTGGATCAGCAGCCCATGCTGGATCTCGTGCGGGAAATACTTGCGGACCGTGCGATCCGACATGGGCGGCTTCATCAGCGCACCGATGACTTCGCATGGGTACCCGATGGCGACGTAATGCCGCACAAGCGCGCGGGCGTCCTCCCACGCCTCTTCGTCTGTCTGCGGGCGAAGCGCCTTGGTCACCGGGTCCTGTATCATTGATCGGCTCGGCTTCCATCGGCGATGGCCCTTTTCGAGAGCCTTGCGCTTGCCGGTCTCGATTTCGCCTTCGTCGTGGATTGTCCTTGCGATAGCCTTGCTTGCCATACTCCTAATCTAGGCGGAAAATTGTTGCGACGCTAGTGCTGTTGCGCTGCTGGCGAATATCGAGCAGATTAGCCGAAATAGAGTGCGGCGACGGCCAGCACGACAGAAGCCAGCAGGACTGCCAAGATAGCCCAATCCTCCGGATAAATAGGGTCTGGCTCCGGCTTATCGGCGTTCCCAATGACCACCGGCCCGCTCATACTTTGCCTACATGCCTTAGCCATCGCCAAGTAGCTCTGCGGCTTGGCGGTCAAAGCCTCGCGCGAATGCGGCAAGCGCCGCTTATCGGCCAGCGCCCGGACGCAGCCCTACCCTGTAAGCCAAAAACACAAGGCCCTCGCCGAGTTTCTCGGCGACCATTGCGGTGTATTTATCATCGGTCATATTGAATTCCATGGTGGGCACCTTTTATCGGTTATATTCGCTTACTGCAAATCATCTTCTGGGATAACTTGCGCTTTTCTGGACCAATTGCGCAGAGCCGAAACCGGCTCGGGACGAACGGTCTTTCCGTCCGGGAGTTCTACCCTGACACCATGCTTTTCCCGAAAGACCTTGACTATCTCTCCGCATAATCTTGGGTTCATTCTGAACCGCGCGCCGTCAAACTCAATGATCCCATCAAAGGCGACTGTCGCGTTAGCCCGGATTAGAATGCCGTTCTTACGTTCCCGAATCATAAGCCCTGCATTTCCCGACATTGCCTTTGATCAGGACGTAGTCTGTCATCACAAAGGCGCTGCACAGATCGATGTATTTGCCGGGCAGCCAGACCTGCACCTTTGCGGCCTGTGGCATCTTCTGCAACGCCTCGATCAGTCCCGCGACGGTAACAGTTTCCTGCTGCTCGCTATTCATAGGGGTTCTCCATTATTGGACCTCGGCACTCATCGCACCATGCGCCAAAACCTCGGCCATGCGGGCAACGCTCACCGGGACAGAATTCGGGATGCGTCTGACGCCTTGCCGTCTGCGGCGGCGTCCATTCTACCTCCTTCCAAGGGATCGGCGGTAGGCCGTTGATGCGCCTTTGCATATTGAGATATGCGGCGGCAAAATTAGGGTTTAACCCCTCTTTCTTTTGGGAGAGAGTGAGCGGGTCCACGCTGTTGAGTTTTTCGACCGGAAGACAGATTAACCATGCGAGGTATCGGGATAGCGCCGTGGCTATTAGCTGTTCGCGATGGGCTTCGGTCATCCCCCTACTAGCCATTATGTCCCCTCGCCCTTCAATGCCTGCAACCAATCAGGCTCCTTATGCCAGCCCGACGGCTCTGACGGCTGCGGTGGCGGTCCGGGATCGCCATAGCCCTTATGGACTAGCGCCCAATACTGTGCCGTATTCACTAACGGCAATTCAGCCGTGACATGCTGGACGCATAGCGTGTTCCCGCAGGTGTGCCTTACTTCCATCCGCTCCGTCCATTCGTCCGGGCTATGGATAAAAGCCGCCGCCCAGCGATGAGCGGACCAGCGCTTCCCGCCGAATTTAAAGGAGCCGTATCGGACGGCCCCATCCCAACCACCGGTTGTTCCGGCAGTCCAGATAACGCATCCGGTTTGAGGGTCGAAGCGGACCTTGGATGCGAAGCGACGCCGCGCTGCGGCGAGCTGTTCGTCAGTATAGGATACGTTGGAACTCTGCATTTTTTTTCTCTGATAAAGCGGGGCATCGCCCCTCTGACCATTTTACAATAGCACAACGGGCTACTTGGTCAACGTTTATTTGCCGCCTGCGAACAATTGCGGGACATTCTCGATAGGAACCGCGATGCCCATTTTCTCACCTATAGCCATACCGAGGCCGGTAATGCGGTAACGGTCCCCGTCTTTTTCTACCATGCCGCGAACCCAGAGTTGATTGAGAATATCTATGGCATAGGTAGTTTCCCACCCTGTCCGGGCGGCAATGTCTCTCGCGGTCGTCCACTCGGGAAGAAGCCCTCTCAAGTCAGTCATATGCCTTGCCTTCGATTATTTGCCGCGGCAGATTGTCAGGGTTCGTTTCCCACCGGAATGGATCGCCAATTTGCGGTGGGCTTCCGTCGATGCTTTCAAGTATCTCAAGGAAGCGTCGGATCGCAATGTCCGCGTCATCGCACCGCGACTGAATAAAGCTGCCATGAGCTCCGGCCAGCGCCGCCGCATAGACAGATGCAAGGTCGCTGCCGTTAAGGTAAATCATTCGCGTTCACCTGGATGGCTGGCGATGGTGTCTCGCGCCAGCATAAAGCCTTCCCCGCAATGCGGACACTCGATCCGGATCATCGCCGACGTTGTAGCGCGCACATAGTCGCTTACTTCCGGCTGATTAGCGAGCACCTTGTCTATCTGCTCCTGATCGACCGGGCGCTGGCTTGCGCCAGTGCTTTCGCGGAGCAGAGATGTCAGTTCGCGCTCTCGCGGGAAGAACGGTGCCATTACCTGTTCTGCGCCGTTGATAGCCCGCAGCTCCGCCATGAGAGGATCGCGGTCCCAATCAGCGATTTCCCCGGTCTTGTTGTCCGCGATGCGATACTCGCGGACTTGTTGGGGCGTAAGGTCCGGACAGACGGTGGGGACCTCCTTTGCTCCCAACTCCACCAATGCCTGGAAGCGGGTGTGGCCAACGACAATCACGCCCTTCTTGTCAACGACAATCGGCTGGTTCATGCCGTAGCGGCGGATACTCTCCTTGACCGCCGGGATAGCCTTCTCGTTCCGTCGCGGGTTGCGATGATAGGGCCGAACATCAGTGATCGGCATCATCTTGACTGGCGGTAGCTTAATCCTCGGCAGGCTTGCTTCGCTTTCCATACTCTCTTTCCAGTTGGGCCATACGGGCAGTCCGCCACGCATGGTTATACTCGACATTGGAGAACCGCTTGGAGAAGCCCGTCACGTGCTTGAGCCGGATGAGCTCTTCCGGGGACGTGCCGATTTCGTTGCAGATCGCGGCGTCGTCCCATCCCTCTTCCAGCATCGAATAGATCATGTTCGCCATGCCTTCAACGCTGTGCTTTCCGCGCGCCCGGTTATGCCGGATTGTCGAAGCCATTCGGTCGTTAATCGGCTTGTCAATAACAACGAGCGGGATCATGCCGCGCGTCCGCTCCTGAATGTCGGCGTTCATCCGGCACGTAGTCCAGCGGTGGAAACCGTCCACGATAATGTATTTCTGGCGCTCCGGATCGAAGATCGCAACGACAGGCTGGGTGTAGCCGTCATGGCTGATCGACGTGTGCAGCAGCCGCATTTCGTTTGGCGCGACGCTGTTCGGATTGTAATCGTTCGGCTCCACCATGCCGACCGGAACCCAGCGCACATTGTCAACGGGCATGTCGGAGAGGGGCGACAGTTCATGCAGTTCGGAGCGAACGCGGTTGAGATATTCGATCCTCTCCGCTTCGCTCATACCGGCCGTCTCCTGCTCAACCAGTGCTGCGATCTTGCTTTTCATTTGCCTGCTTTTTCCTGATGGTTCGCCGAACGCCGGCACTCTGTGGCATATGATCAAAATTTTCCAGCTTTGTCAGGTGATAGTCGTTGGCCAGAATTGCCGAGACTTGGGCCTTTTCCAGGCTGGGGCTCCTCAGCCCCTGATACATCTGCTCCTGCCTTTCGAAACGACGTAGGAACGCAAGCTGATGTTTTGGATCAATCAGCTTGTCCAGCAGGAAATCTCGATACTCCGCCCAATCCCTGAACATCGGCGGCAGGCGGCGAACGAAATAGTCTTCGACGCCCATCTTGCCTGCCATGTCAATCCCGCCGATGCGCTGGGTTAGCTTCGCATAGGTCTTCGGCTCAATCTCCTGGAGCCAGAACAGAGCCTTGACGGCAGTTTCGTGATGGACATTCGAAATCCGCATGTCCCTGATCGGGACCCCGTATTGAGCCATCGCGTCATAGATGCGGTTGTAGCGCCAGCCATGCTCTTCGATGGCCTTCCAGACGTCTGTCAAGCTCCAGTCGTAGATCGGATAGAACGTATAGTGCTGACGCGCCTTATCGAGGACTTTGCCCCACGTTACCCACTTGTAAGTTGCATTATGGGTTAGTCCCATCATCCGGGTAGGGCTCTCTTCTGTCCGGACCCCGGAAATGTAGCAGGCCGGGCCGTCACCGAAATGGACCCGAAGGAACTCGGTAAACATCTGAGCAAAGCGATTGGTCCCGTAGATGTTCTCTTTCAGGCTGTCCGGCTCGCGCGGACGCATCCAGCGATCTTCAGCCTCCGGATCCCAGCAGTGAAGCCAATCGTCGCTCGCCGAAGTAGCGTTCGCAAGGATAATCGGCACTTGCAACCAGTAAGGCTTAACTTCGGGGCGATCCATGACGTAGCGGACCATATCGCGCGTCGCTTCCCATTCGGCCTCTTGGTCAAGAAACATGACCGGTATCTTGACGTTGCGCTTGCGCGCCTCAAGGATCGCCAGTTCCAGAATGACCGTGCTGTCCTTGCCGCCCGAATAGCCGACAACGACATTTTCGAATTCATCGAACAACCAGGAAATCCGCTTCTGCGCGGCGACAAACACGTTGTCTTCAAGATAGTATTTTACCGACATTCGGCCATCCACTTTGAGGCATTATCGGCAATATAGCCTATGCACCTTGGGTTTAGATCGGAGCCTATAGCGAATTTGCCCGCCTGCATAAATATCCGGAGCGTCCGCCCGAAGCCGCAGCAGGGATCGCCAACGGTAAGGAACAGCGGGTTGCCCGCTAGGTGCAGGATCAATGTCTCGGCGTCGCGGATTTCATCCGGGGGCGGGGGGAGTCCGGCCCCAATTGCGGCAGATACGGACCCGTTAAGATCCACCCTCCTGAACCACTCCCAAGCCATATGACGGGACATGGCCGCGCCGCCTACCAGCACGAACGGCTTACCGAGCCGGATTAGCCCGGCGCTTAAGCGAAAAGCCCATTCGGCGTAGCTGACTTTCTGGCGGACACCCGCGCGCTCGCCGAAAGTGTGAAAACCGTCCTTCCAAGGGACTTCGGCATAGATCAAATCGGCTTCCCCGAATTCTGGCGGGATGCCGTCGCTCAAATCGTGTACGAAAGCGTAGTTTCTACCCGCAGCCCAATATTCTCTGGGCGCAGGTTCAACTTGAGGATCGAACAAGGCGGTATGATACATGGGTTAGCGCGTAGCGCGACGAAGGCGCATCTTGTTTTTTCGAAATGCTGCTCCGGTGGGGAGTGCGCTGTGATAATTTCGGGTGATCATTCCCAAGGCTCCTTGAAGGTTTTGCTCTGCCGGTTTTTCGGGCGGCGCGGGTTAATCATGGACTGCGAGACGCGATGCTGAACGAGCGAAGGGACGTGAAGCCAGTAATCCCAGCGAAGCGCCCTAAGCCAATCGCCCACCATCATGTCCAGCCCGGTCTGGTCTTTCGGGTGAGCCTGAAGCCAGCCGGGAGCAAATTCGAGCAGCGACCGCGCACGATTAGGCGGAATGTAGAAGCACTGCGCCATCATGAAGTTGCGATCCCAGCGCGATCCTTTAGTCAAGTCTTTGCCTCGCATCGAGAAGAATTGAATGAGGGTCCGCGGGCGAACCTCGATTTCCCGTTCCAACTTTTCCCGGAAGCCGACAGTGAGGATTACGTCCTCTTCCATGTGAACCGCGCCGTCGTCTCCCTGCATTTGAAGAGCTTCAAGAAACGTCATAGTGGCATGACGCTGCGTGTCGAAACACCATTCAGCATCGGGCAGCTTGGGTCTGAGATAGTCGATGAAGTGCTGGCGCTCGCGCATCGCGCGAATGATGATGCGGGTCATCGGTAAAGCCTAACATCGTTGTGGGGATCTTGACCGTTCGGGCCGGACCACTTAAGTCCGAAGTGAACATGGGGATCGAACGGCACCGAATTATCGTTCTCCGGATCAACGCGATTAATGACGGTCGTTTCCGGGATAGGCCATCCCATTGTCCAGTAGCGACGCCCCTGAGCGTCTTGCCAGTAGATGTAGATCTTGCGATTGCGCCCTCTCCCCCAAACGCGCTTTTCACCGTTGACGCGAATAAATCGGACAAATGCTTCAAATTCGGCGGAGGTATTTCCTCGCCCTCGCACGATGTAATAATGGGGATTGGACGGCATCGTCTTGGCAAAGGTCCAAGACTGACTAGCGATAAACGCCTCGGGATCGAATGCCTGCATGGATTTGCAATAGGCGAAGACTTCGCCGGTCGCAATCACCAACCTACGGTTTCAACCAGATAATCTTCCGGATCGATTACGCCGCTTTCGATCATTTCGAGAATGAACCGGATGGGGCCGCTAATCTGACGCTTACCGCGCTCCATCTGCCGGAGCCCGGCCACGTCCCGGTAATACATCAGATCCGCTAGTTCCCTACACGAAAGCCCGGCGTTAATGCGAATTTCCTTCATTGCCTCTCCCGCCGTTTCGGGATCGGCCAGCTTCTCAAGCAAGGTCATTCGCGTGCTCCTGTAGGGCAATAGGGAACCGGAAGCTGACAATCGGGGTTCGCGCACTCGGCGGTTGCTCTTCCGATTTTCCACGCCTTTCCTCCGCAATCCCTGCAAGACATTCCCGGCACATAGGGCCGGAGACGTCCGGACGGAAGCCCTCTTTGTCGAAGCAGGGCCGCAGTCGTCTTTCGATTGCCTCTAACGATTTCCGCGCTGCCGAGATATGCAACAGCAGAAGTTTCTTGTCCGCCCTCGTTAACGACTTTCCGATCAGCAGCTTTTCCCGAATTTCCCTGATCCCGCTCGCCGGGGAAAATGCGTGTCCCAGAGCGTTTATGTGCCATCGCAGGCTTCCTTCCTTCGTGTCTTTATGTTTGCGCGGCCCGGACATTACTGCCACCCGTTAGCGGTTCGAAGCGCATTGATCTTGGCATCAAGAGCGTCCGCCTTTTTCATCAGATCGGTAACGTCCTTGTTGGCGCGCTCCCGGATTGCAGAAGCCTCTTCACGGATTTTCGACACCTCCGCAGCCAGCATTTCGACTTCCTTCGGCTTCTTGATCGGGCCAAAATACTCCTCACGTATTGCCGCGACAGCCGCTTCAGAAAGACCGACTTCCTTAGCAATCGTCTTGTCGCTTTCATTTTCGCGATAGCGCCCGGCTTCCGGATCAAAGGCCTCTTGAAGCCATTCGAGCGCGGCGCGCTTAGCTCGTCGTGCTTGGTCGCTTGCATTAGGCTTGCTGACAATTCCAAGCTTCGGCTTCGGATCAGTCTTGTCCATAACGGGTTCCTTCTTGTTGCAGGCCGGGCATATATGCCTGCCTAGCTTGTTGCTGATTATCCACCCCCTCCTCTTGAGGCTCCGGGCGATTTTGAGCGGCGGGATTTTACTGCCGGAGTGAAAGGCTTTTTCGACCGGGCCGCATTCCGAACAGGGAACAGTCACGGTCATCTGACCGTTCCGCTCTCGATCCGGGATGTATACCGCGCCCGGTATCCCCCGATGAAGCGCCGCCTCAAAGTCCAGATTGGTTTCTTTGCGCATAGGGTCTCTTACAGCTTAATCGGCGCGTTCGCCTTTTGCTGGCAGCGCTTCGCAGCGCGGACCTCGATCTTGCGCATATCGATCTCCTGTTGAGCGGGGAAATACCCCTTGAGATTTTCACAATAGCACAACTAGGCAGACAATCAACATAATTTGCGCGCCGCAAACAATTGGGTTACCCGGTCATGCTGGATACGCTCACTAAGCGCAGTTGGGTTTGCCTGCGGGCGCTCCCCCGCTAGGCTTTCTCCTGCCGCTCCCTGCGCCGGGACGATCTCTGGCGACCAATTCCCGTTCGATACCTTCAAGCATCGCTTCAACCTCTTCACGCGAAGGGCGGTCGGCAGGTTCGATAGGCGGCTTCCACTTCTCTTGGTGAATGCGAACAACTTGCCGCAGCACAAATGTCGTCCAAGCGCGCTCGCTAAGCGCCCTCTGTGCAGCACTGCGGATTTCCGCGACGGTAGGGAAGAATTTGCAGGTCTGAGCACATTTCCGGAAAGCGTCCGCCAAAATATCAAGCGGAATGTCTTCGAGCAGGTCCACATAAAGCGTCATCCTCTGTTCGGCCTCTATGTCGGTCATCCGGGGCGGCGGATAAATCGTGGAGAGCCGGGCCATCATCCGCTCTATCTCATCACGCGGGCTGGGGGCGGAAGCTCTCTCAAATTCCAAGAGTGCGCTGCGCGCCCGGTCCGCCGTTATCGGCCCGACTACCGGAATGTCGTTGATCGTGCCGACGTCCGACACCAAGCCTCTCAGCTTCGCGTCTAGCTGCGGCGCGGACCATCGGGTTACTGCACCCGCCGCTCGGTTCTGTCCCTGAATTTCCGTTCCCATTCTTCCATTCCCTTGTTACCCACGTTGTCCAGCATCGCTGCCAATCGACATACTTATTGCCCTTCGCCTGATGATAGGCGACGAACCTCTCCACCTCGGTCTTGAGCGCCTTCGGCCCGGCGCGGTCAATCTCGGCAGTCTTCTCGGCGGTTACCGTCCCCTCTGCCGGGGCAGGCCAGAAATCATCCGGACATCCATGCTTACGCTTGGGAGCTACCCTCGAAGAAGGCGAAGCCTTCTGAGAGGTAGGTTCCTTAATAGGTTCCGTGTCCCATTTTTGGGACCCTTTATCGGAAAAAGTGGGACCCTTTTCGGGAAGGGTTCCGTTTTTGGGACTATTCGTTTTCGCGTCGCCTTGAGATACCGAAACATGGCCGCTGTCAAAGGCCAGCTTGTAAACGATAATCTGTTTGGTCTTACCGGCGCGAAGGCCGCTGTCCGCGATAAACCCCTCTTCCTGCAATCGATTAAGACCGGCAATAACCGTCTTGCGGTTCAGTCCGGAGAACTCGGCAAGCCATGCTATTGATGGCCATGATAGGCGATTTTCGGTGTTGTGGCGGTCCGCCAACCCCAGTAGCAATAGTTTGTCGGCGGGGCGTTTCGGGCGCTGATCGACAGCCCATCCCAATGCCTGGAAACTCATGGGACATTTTCCCCTTGCAAAAGGGGGTGAGCGTGATATCGAAGGTTTATCTACCGTCGGGCACCTCACCCCGAACCTAAAGCCCGCTCTCTTTCTCCCGGAGAGCGGGCTTTCTTATTCGCGCCATCCCGGATCGCTTGTCAACGGCTCTATTTCGATTACCAGCTTTCCGTTGGCTACTGGATCGCCGAACCGAAGCGGCAAATATCGCATCCGCCTATCATCGATCCTGAGCGCGTCTGCTATCCCGTCACGCCCGGCTTTGAAAGAAGCCACTGCGTTGTCGTCATCCGGAAGCTTTGCTGACCGGGGATGCCACGTTAGCCTGACGCCTATTAACGGCGTGTCCGGAAGAACGATTAATCCCCGATTAAGTGCGTGGATTGTGAGAATATGCAGATCGCGCCGGTAGCGCGCCTTGGCGGCGCTTACTTGTCGCCAATGAGCTCGCGAATTGGGGGACAGAACGCGATCCGGCAAAGGAGCTTCGAAAGCCATTACGACGCGTTAATCTTGCCTGTCCGTTCCAGCATCCTGACAAAGGCGTTCGCTTCGCGCGTCGTCGCTCCTTCCAGAAGCCCAAGCATTACACCCGTTCTGCTGTAGATGATCGCCGCAAGTTCCGGGGTAGGCGTCCGGCGCTTTTCCGGCTTATCGGTAACAAGCTGACTGGCATAGCTGATGCTGATACCCGCCTTCCGGGCAAATTCGGTCAGGCTCAATTTGGTGTCGGCTACGGTATTCATTCCATTGCTATGCGGCAAGAACGTGGAAAATGCAACTTTTTTCGCTTTCCGCGAATATAGGCTTGACCTGCCCGAAAGGATCGCCGAAGCTAGGATCCTCAAGGGGTGCTGCCCCGCTCGACATGGAGATCGAAAATGGCAATCGTGATTGCTGCCCGTCACGAAATCTATCGCCGCCCGGATGGGCAGGTAATGCAGATCGTTACCCGCGTGAGGGACGGCAGGGTCATGTGCTTTGGCCCCGGCGACCAGGAAAAGGTTCACGCCGAAGCCATCGCTTGGGGGCGGTCGTGATCCAGATCGCCGTCAACATTCTGTTCGTCGTTGCCGGAGT